TAGGGATCGATTTTATAAGTCGTATCAACTCGCTCAGGGCGAGTACGTGGACCCTGATGAGTGCATTTTCCTCGACCCTGATATGCCTAACCTGTCTGCGCTTAGAGCGGAGGTTTGCCGAATACCACGCAAGCCCAACGCGCACGGAAAAATACAGTTAATGACCAAGAGTGAGATGGCGAAGCCGCCTCTTAACCTGCCCAGCCCGAACTTGGCTGACGCTTTGGCTTACGCGTTCTCCATATCTGACGATTTGCAGTATTCGGCAAGCTGGACGAAGCCAATCGAATATAGGGAAGCATACATTTGATGGATGAAGACGAAATTAAGGCGATCATCTCTAACGAGATGATGAATTGCGCGGGTGACGAATGGGTCAACCGTAAGCAAGTCGCCATGGACTACTACCACGGCCGTCTGCCAGCACCATCAGGCATTAAAGGGCGCTCCGAGGTGGTCTCTACCGATGTCGCGGACGCTGTGGAGTGGATACTGCCCAACATTGTGGAGTCCCTGAGCGGCAAGGCCGTCAACTTCATGCCCATGTCGGCTATGGACGAAGATCAGGCCGATCTGGAGACCGATTTCACCCAATTTGTGTTCAACGAAGAGAACAATGGCTTCCTGAACTTGTATGAGGCGACCAAGGATGCCCTATTGACGGGCGTTGGCGTGCTGAAGATCTGGTATGACGATGCACCAGAGCGCGTAGTCGAGCGATATAGCGGACTGACCGAGCCTCAGCTAGAAGCATTACTCGCTGACCCCATGATGGAGGTCACTGAGATTGAGAGATCCGAGACGGACGGCACGGCAGTGACGGCGGCGCGGATTACCCGACAAGGTAAGGTAATGGTCGAGGCTGTTCCTGCCGAAGAGTTCAGGGTCAATGATGATGCGGATAGCTTAGATCTGAGCGATGCGCGATTTGTTGCCCATACTCGACGCAGGACAGCCTCCGACCTCTTACGCTCTGGGTATGACGAAGAAGCCATCGAGGAAGCCCAGCAGGGTTATCTGGACCGTGTTGTCGGTGATGAGCACCATCATGTAACGGACATTGACGATAGCCAGAAGCTGATCGTCGTGACCGAAGCCTACCTTGAGATGGACATTAACGGGGACGGCATCAGCGAGAAGTGCAAGGTGACGTGCATTGGTGAGAGCCAGATCGACGCCATCTTGGACATTGAAGAGATAGTTGAGTTCCCGTTCGTTGCGATGTCTGCAACCCCGATGCCGCACCAGTTCCTTGGACTGAGCGTGTTTGAGCGGCTCAAGCAGGTGCAGGACATCAAGACGGCGGTACTACGTAGCACGCTGGACTCTTTCTACCAGTCTGTGAACCGCATCAAGGTGGTTCAGGAAGGCCAAGTCAACATCGATGACCTGCTGGTCAACCGTCCGGGCGGCATTATCCGCGCCAAGGGCCATAACGCTGTGACTGAGTTAGGCGGCACGTTCTTTGGCGGTGAGGCGCTCCAGTTGCTTCAGTACGCCGACGTGCAGAAGGAAAGCCGCGTAGGTGTCAGCCCTGATATGGCTGGCCAGAACCAATTAGTGAATAACGAGAGCGCCCACGGTGTGGAGCGCATGATGTCCGCTAAAGAGATGCTGGTGAACCTGATGGTCCGCAGTATCGCTGAGACGGGCGTCCGCCCTGCCTACAAGATGATTCGAGACCTGATGGTCCGCTTCCAGAACGGCATGGTGCCATTTAAGTTTAAGGGTAACTGGGTCAACGTCGATCCCAGCACGTGGGGTGACCGTAGCCGCATGATGGTGAACGTCGGTGCTGGCGCTGGGGATGACCAGCAGAAGCTGATGGCGCTCCAGACCCTGTTCCAGACGCAGATGCAGATGAAGCAGATGCCAGACAACGTCATGGTCGATACCAAGCAGTTGTTCAACGCGCTTGATGACATGGTCGGCCTGTCTGATCTGGGAGAGGCTGAGAAGTACTTCATGAACCCTGATACGCCTGAGGGCCAGCAGTACGCCCAGCAGAAGGCGCAGAACGATCAGGCCATGCAACAAGAGATGATGCAGAAGGAGAAGATGCAACTCGATATGCAGATGCAGGCTCTCCAAGCCCAGCAGAAGGTTGCTGACGCCGAGATGCAGAAGGCTCAGGCCACCCTGATGAACGGGCAGTTGAAGGAGCAGATCAACGCGATGAAGGCGACGGCCAACGCGGAGATTGAGGGTCTGAAGACCCAGTTGCAGGCGGCGAAGGACGCGGCCAAGCAATCGTTCGATTACGACAAGCTGAAGACCGATACGGCGCTGAAGCTAACCGAAATGGAAACCAACGCGAAGATGCAGTTGGAGCGCGAACTACAAGCGAACAAGGAAAGTTTAAATGGCTCAGGACGGTCAGCTAGTAAGGGAAGCGAGAAGGGGCAGGCAGGCAAAGCGGGAACTGTCCCTAATTGAAGAACACCTAGAGGAGCGTAAGGCGCAGTTGTATGAAGCCTTTTGCGACCCTAGAAATCAGGAAGAGTTGTACGACCTGAAGAGCCAAGCAAATGCGCTAACCAACCTAGAGGATTTCCTCAAGGAGTTAGTCACCACGGGCAAATTGGCCGAATCACAACATGAAGGAGATGAAATATGAGCGAAGGTGCTGTTCACCCTAATTCTACGGATACGGGCGCGAGTGCAGTCGATCAAGTCGCTGAACTATTAGTAGGCGGCAACGAAGAGGCGCACCAGATCGGTACGCCAGATAACGTCACCGATACTCCAGTGGAGTACGAGGATGACGAAGAAACAACCTCAGAAGAAGTCGAAGTCGAAGCCGCAGGCTCAGAGGACGGTGATACCGAAACCGAAGAGTCCCAGCAGGATGAAGAGGAAGGCTATGAAGAGGTAGGCGGACTTGAAGCCTTAGCCAATGAACTTGGGCTAGAGAATGACAAGCTAACGGTAGATGACGATGGCGATGTCTTTGTAAAGCTAAAGGTCAATGGGAAGGACGAGCACGTCTCACTCAAGGATGCAATTGCTCAAACGCAATACTACAAGGCGAACGAGGAGAAATCCCAAGTCCTTGCGGAAGAGCGTAAGACCTTTGAATCCGAACGTGACACTGTTGCAGAAGAGTTAAGTAACCGACTCCAGTACATCCAGAACATTGGGAACATGCTGGAGCAGAAGCTGATGGGTGATTTCCAGTCTGTTGACTGGGATCGGCTCAGAGCCACTGACCCCGCTGAGTGGGCCGCTAAACAGCAGGAGTTCCAAATGCGTCAGCAGGAACTTCAGAAGGCTGGCTTGGCGATTGGTCAGCAAACACGGATGCAGAACGAGCAGATGTCTGAGCGTGAGCAGTATGAGCGCCAGCAGATTCTCACTCAGGAGCGCGCCGCGCTGTCTGATGCTGTACCGGAGTGGCAGGACGAAACAAAGATGACTGAAGGTATGACCGAGTTAATCGAGTATGCCCGTGGTCAGGGTTATCCCGACGAAGAACTCGCGGACGTTGTTATGTCACGTCACGTGGTCACTCTTCGTAAGGCGATGATGTATGACCAAGGGAAGTCCGTAGCTGAGAAGAAGGTGAAGAAGGCTCCTAAGATGCAACGTGCCGCGAATGGCCGATTTGTGAAGAAGAAGCAATCACAACTCGATAATCTTGTTAAGGCCGCTAAGAACGCGAAAGGTGCCAACAAAAGGATGTTGGAAAGAGACGCGGTAGCGAGCCTCCTATTGGGAGAGTAAACCATGGCCAACTCAACTTTGGCTCCAGCAACAGGCAACGTGGATGCCTTTAACCTCAAGTCTATCGAGACCGGAGGAGTAATCCACGAAGACGTAATGGACAAGATCTTCGACATCAGTCGAATCCCCTTGCCCTTTACCGACATGGTAGGTAGCACGAGGCACAAGAACGAGCGGTTCGATTGGGTCTTGGATGAACTGAACCCACCCATGCTGAACAACCAGCGTGTGGATGGTCAGGACGCGGGCGACCTCGTTTCGATCACTGGTGGACGTGTAGGTAACCACTCGCAGATCTCCGACAAGGTGATCGCAGTGTCTTACCGCGCTGACGCTTCGGACACAATTGGAAGAGCAAAGGAACTTGCCTATAGGCTGACCCGCGCTAACCAAGAGATCCGTCGCGACGTAGAAGCCGCCGCTCTGTTCAACCAAGCCTCTAAGGCTGGTACTGACGCGGTAGCTGGCGTAACTGGCGGACTGCCTTCATGGATTGAGACTTCTGTCTTCAATGCTGATGGCACCGCAGGAACTGCTGGTGGTTATAACTACACCACTGGTCTGACTGTTGCGGCTACTGCTGGCGAAGCGGCACCTGTGTCGTTCAAGTGCATCAAGGACGCTATCCAGTCCGTGTACGAAGAAGGTGGTGAGGTTTCTGTCCTCATGTCTACGCCTTCGGTGATCACTGCTATCTCGACTTACATGTTCAACGAGACTGCACGTATCGCCACTCTGCAAGCGGATCAGGGCAAGAGCACTGACAAGGCCAAAGCACTGGCCTCTGTTAATGTCATCGTGTCCGACTTCGGCACCGTTAAGCTGGTTCCGAACCGTC